TATGACGGAGCTGCTGGTGGCGCAAATATAGTATCAACTTGGACAACTTCAGTGCAGAATTCCACGTATGGACCGGGTGGCGGAGGAGGTGGTTCAGCAGCTATAGTTGGACTACCACCCTATCCTTCTGGAGGTTCTGGAGGTCTGTATGGTGGCGGCGCGGGAGGCGGCATTGGCGGCCCCACCGGTGCCGGTGGTGGCCTAATCATACTAACATACACAGTAACAGCAGCAAACAATATAAGTAGCCCTGAGATGACTCCAATGTTCTTTAGGTAAAACATAAATAGTAATACCAACATAAAAGATGGATTAAAATGGCAACGATTACTAATAGAGCAGATTTCACAAGTTACTGTCTACGTAGATTGGGCTTTCCTGTCATTGACATTAACGTCGATGATGACCAAGTGCAAGATCGTATTGATGATGCGTTGCAATATTGGCAAGACTATCACTTTGATGGTCTGCAAAAAGTCTATTACATTAAAGCACTACAACAAATTGACGTTGATAACCGATATATTGATCTGAGTAATACTTTGGATCAGGATGGCAATCCAATGGAAATTGTTGGCATCTCTAGAATCTTTCCTATTACAGATTCGCAAGCAACAATCAATATGTTCGACTTGAGATACCAACTCCGTCTGAATGAATTGTATGACTTTACCTCTGCGTCCTACGTAAATTATACACTAACACAACAACACCTACGTTCACTTGAACTTATGTTCACTGGATCGGTTCCTATTCGCTTCCAGAGACATATGCAAAGACTATACATCGATTGGGGTTGGGGTAGCAATCAATCACCATTAGGTACCATTGTTGTTGCTGAGTCCTATGCTGCAATTAATCCTAATGTTTACCATAATGTATGGAATGATCGTTGGCTCAAAGAGTATGCAACAGCACTTATCAAGCGTTCATGGGGCAATAATCTGAAAAAGTTCTCAGGTCTTTCATTGCCTGGCGGTGTTACTTTAAATGGTGACAAGATTTATCAAGAAGCCGCAGATGAGATTGAGCGACTTGAGAAAGAAATGGAAAGCAATTATGGTGCACCGGTTGAATTTTTCATGAACTAAAATGGCAACATCACCTTATTTTAATAATTACGGAGCGCATTCCGAACAAAGAGTTATCGAAGACCTGATCGTTGAGTCTATCAAGATCATGGGATTCGATGCGTTTTATCTTCCTAATAATAATGGTGAGGCTAGAGACTTACTGTTTGGTGAAGATCCGCTTCGTAAATTCAAGACTGCATTCCCATTAGAAATGTATCTATCGAATTCTACTGAATATATGGGAGAGAAAGAATTCTTTTCGAAGTTTGGTCTTGAAATTAAAAATAATGTTAGCGTTATTGTTTCGAAACGTTCTTTCTCTCAAAGAGTTCCACAAAATACATTCACTAGGCCGCGTGAAGGTGATCTTGTTTATATTCCTTTCTTGAATGGAACCGGTGAAATATACGAGATTAAATTTACAAACCAAACTAAAGATTTCTTTATGTTGGGTAGAAAAGTTCCTTATTTCTATGAACTGGAAATGGAGAAATTCAAGTACTCACAAGAAGTTATCGAAACTGGTATGACAGAAATTGATGACGTTGTTACACAGTCTGCATATACACTACACTTAGATTTAGGTACAGGAACTGGAACATATTTGGATAAAGAACTTGTATTCCAATCAGCTGACGGAACTTCAGCAAATGCTACAACATCAGCAACAGTATCTTCATGGAATTCAGTAAGCAAGGTTCTTTCTGTTACAAATATTCTTGGTGAATTTGCTAATGGTTCTTCGATTAGGGGTTCAACAAGCGGCGCACAATACACATTATCTACATTTGATCTGATGAACGCTCCATCTACGCATGAAAATTATGATAATGGTTATATCGAATCTCAAGGTTCCTCAATTGTGAACACAACAGAATCTAATCCTTTTGGTAGCATTTGATGTCAACTCCCACATATAATAAAATTATACGAAAACTTACTGTAGCCTTTGGTGATTTATTTAATAACATCACCTTAGTTCGTTACAATGAGGATTTGACGGAACAGGAAAGATTTCTTGTTCCAATCGCATATGCATCACAAGAAATGTATTTGATTCGTTTGCAGGGCGATCCTGATCTCGATAAAAAAGTTCAAATGACGTTGCCTAGATTGTCATATGTTCTGAATGGAATAAATTATGATTCCTCACGTAAACAAATTACAAATCAAAAGAATTTTGCCAGCACCGCTTCAGGTGGAGTAATTGCACAATATAATCCGGTTCCATATGATTTCGATTTTTCTTTATATCTCTATGTCAGAAACATCGAAGACGGAAATCAAGTCATAGAACACATACTTCCTTTCTTCACACCAGATTATACGATTAAATTGAATTTAATTCCTGAAATGGGTGTTGTTAAAGAAGTTCCTATTGTTTTGAAGAATGTTGATTACTCAGTTCAAGATGAAGGTAATAGAGATTCTGATCCAAGAATTGTTATTTGGACTTTGAATTTTACTGTGAAAGGTTTCATTTTTGGTGCAACATCTCCTGTAAATATAATCAGAAATTCGATCACAAATATATTGAGTGGTGTTTCTGAAACTGATAACATTGCATTTAATATGAATGTGACTGGTACAGGAACATATAAAGACGGTGAGATTGTTTATCAGGGATATTCTTTAGCAACAGCAACATCAACAGCAAAGGTTCTTTACTATTCAAATAATACTTTGCATGTTACTGATATACAAGGTAATTTTGTTTCGAGTATGCCTATCTACGGTGCACAGAGTAATGCAAAATATACCTTCACATCATATGCTGTTGTTCCATTGCAACTAGCAAAAGTGAATATTGTTCCTAATCCAACAAATGCCACTCCAAATAGTGCATATACATATACCACAACAATTACTGAATATCCCAATATATAATTATTGATCACTTATGAGCGACTTTGAGAAAAATATGGCAGAAATATTCGATGTGACACCGGTTGTAAAGACCGAAAAATTACCTGTTGTATTACCAAAACCATCATCTGATGTGGTGGACTTAGATCAAGATTTGACTGATGCATACAATCAATCAAAAGAAAATCTACAGGACATTATTGACCAGGGTAAAGATGCAATGGAAGAAATACTTAATATTGCCAAAGCATCTGAACATCCTAGAGCATTTGAAGTGTATGGAACACTACTAAAGAATGTTGTCGATGCAAATAAAGAATTAATAAGTTTGCAAAAACAAATGCGTGATATGAACGGTAAAAAAGAAACAAACAATACCAATATTGACAAAGCAATTTTTGTGGGTAGCACCGCAGAATTAAGTAAATTGCTAAAAGGTAAAGAATGAGTAGTAAAGACTCGTACCGCGATAACCCATTATTAAAACGGGTTGCGGTAGACCTTCAATACACACAAGAGCAGATCGATGAGTATGTAAAATGCGCTCAGGATCCAATATACTTTGCAAAATACGTTAAGATTATCACACTAGATGATGGTCTTGTTCCCTTCAAGATGTATGATTTCCAAGAAGACATGATTCGAATCTTTCATAAGAATAGATTTGTTATCACAAAATGTCCTCGTCAGGTTGGTAAGACTACCACGACAGTTGCATATCTTCTTTGGGCCTCATTGTTCCAAGACTCTCAGAACATTGCTATTCTTGCTAACCGTGGACAAACCTCACGGGATATTCTAGGTAAGTATCAACTTGCATATGAAAATTTACCTATGTGGCTCCAACAAGGTGTTGTCACTTGGAACAAGGGTTTTGTTGAGCTGGAAAACGGATCTAAACTTGTAGCATCATCCACATCATCTTCTGCTGCTCGATCTGGTTCATTTAACATTGTATTCTTGGACGAATTTGCTTTCGTTCCATCAAACATTGCTACAGATTTCTTCACTTCAGTTTATCCAGTTATTACTGCTGGTACTAAAACGAAGATCATTATTGTTTCTACTCCTAACGGCATGAATCTGTTCTACAAGATTTGGACCGATGCAATTAACAAACGAAACAATTATGTACCATTTGAAATTCACTGGTCAATGGTTCCAGGCAGAGATGAAATCTGGAAAGAAGAAACGATCAAAAATACTTCAGAACACCAGTTCAGGCAGGAGTTTGAATGTTTAGATGGTGATACCATTGTTGAGATATTTGATAATGAAACGGGAATAACATCAAAAATAAAAATTAAAGAGTTATATGATTTAGTTTGACATTGAATTCTTTGGATTTATAAATAATATAAACTGGAGAATAATATGGCAAAAGAATATATTAAAATATGG